CTTTCCCGCCATAATTATCATTTGATGCCATGTAATCATAGGGGTAATCTTCCGTACACAGAATCTCGCGGCCCTGACTATCAACGCAGCGCCTTGCTGCCTCTCCCATATGATAATTATGGAGCCACTCGATAAAATCAAGGCGATTGATACGGAAGATTTGATTGGTAGCCGGATAATAATAGAAGATGAATTTTGCCTTAGAACCGTACAGCCAGCCAATCTTGGTCGATGCACTTTTCACATGATAACCCTGCTTAACAAGCGTTACGACTTCCGTCTCAACATAAACGTTCCCCGAATCATTGAGGTCAGTCTTAACCTCAATAAGCCAAGACGACTGTTTAGCGGCAGGAATAGGATTCCCTTCACTGTTTTTTACTTGCCGAACACGGAAATCGACATCTTTGTCTTGGAATACCGCATCATCTCTCAGGTCATCAATTTCGCACTGCGGGGAATTTCCATAAATTTTCAAAAATAGATTTTCCCCGATTTTCCCGACCATCATCTGACTCTTCATATCAAAATGGTCATCATTATTGAACTCATAAGCCATGGGAATCACATCCTTTCCAATGTATCTTTACGCAGCCCAGTTCTCACCGGTTGCATAGTTAATTTCTACTCCCGGCTGCATATTGTAGCAGTATACGCAATACTCAATGCTTTCGCCGGAATCTTCTACGGAATACCCTTCCATGAGTACACCGCTTGCCACAAGGTTATCTCCCTCATAGATTGGAGTAACACGATATAATACATGTCCATCGGACTCGTGAACATAGTCTGCAACCATATTCTCAAACGGGAGCATTCCCTCGATATTCAGGTACCTTGTTCCAGTGATGAGATTGCATTTGTTGGCATTTTCGGCGCTCAACTGAAATCCGATGAGGTGACATCTATTGTAGACCCACCCACCATCCACGAAATCGTATTTCTGATTTTTCCACCCGCTTGGTTTTACTTCACTGATACTTTCTCTCCTCTCGGTCGGCATGGTTTCCTGACAGACAACGGCATAGGTAAGCCCGCAGCGACCAAGAGAATCGAGGTCTGAGTAATACTCGAAAGGCTCTGTAGAATAATCTTCATCGGTGAAATAAGGTACATTATCATTGACCACAACATACGCATCGCCGGAATATGCCGGGATATCCGAAACAGAGATAAACTCGGAAGGGTTTGTCTTTATTGCATGAATACTATCCCCGACGCTTTCGCTGTTGTTGGTTTGCGAGGTACCCGTATTGCTGGTTTCAAAGTTATTTCTGTCTGGTTCCGTTTCGGTCATACTGGCGCTGGATGAAACGGTATTGAAAATTTCCTGTACAACATCGGAAATATCAGTGTCCGGGCCCATCGAACTCTGTACGAGCCACAAAAACAGGATGATGGAAACAATCGGCATAAGCGCCCTGCCGAGTTTACCGGAAAACATTTTTCTTAAAAATCGCATTGGGATTCTCCTTCGTTTGGGGTGTTTGTTTCGGTTACTTTCATTGTACCTACTTTGCAGCAAGGGTCACGGTACAGTTCAAAAATTGATGGAACTTTTATGATGGGAGATTCCCATGTCCCGGCATTTTCCTTTAATAGATGATACAGAAGGTTATGCGAAGCAGTCTTGTTTTGTCCTTTTACAATCATCGAAATCAAAAGATTTCCATATTGTTCGTTGTTTGAATAGTCGCAATCCTTCTTCTCTTTAATGCCCACAGATGTATTACGGATAAATACATATATGGGATTGTTTTTATAATAAATGACACCCACGTCTTTTTGCTTATCTTTGGATGGGCGCACCTTAACGCTGAAATCCTCTTTATCCAGCGACAGCAATTAAATCACCTCCCATACGACATATTTATATTATACCACAAATAGCAATAACGGTCAATCGAAAAGGCGACAAAAAAAGCGGCCCACAAACGTGAGCCGCAGAAATTATTTTAACACGGAATCAAAAATTTAACTCTGAAAGAACCGTTCTTAACAGAACGTGAATACCTCTTTTCGTTCAATGCAGCGCACACTTTTTGTGCGGATGACTTATCTGCATATCGCTTTGCGCCTTCCTCATCCAGCGCAACGAAAAGGCGGGAGCGAGTATTTTTCGCAACAAACTTCTCTGTGCCATCAACATCCTCGAAAGCAATAATCGCATCGAATGGTTTACTTTGAACCTTTATAGATACGAGCCTTGTTTTTTTTAAAGATGGGAAAACCATCGAGAAATCGTTCTGAATCGCTGCTGCTTCCTCAAACGTGAATTCCTTCGCATCTTTTACATCAGATGTCATACAAACACGATTAGGAATATTCTTTCCTGCTTCGTTTTTATACTCTATATTTTCTACGTACCGCTTTCCTTCCTTAATCAGGACTTTTTCATGGCCGCGAGGCTTTCTGCTTGGCATCCGAATATCCTCAGACATAAAATTGATTTCAAAGAAAACATCAGTCTTATTGTTTTTGTTCAACTCTTTCTCTTTGGATTTCGCACTTTTAGCCCACGCAAGAAACGACTTTGTGTCACGAACTATGACTTCACATTCCGATGCAGAAGTCAAACGCATATCTTCTGTATTTTTATAGTACAGAACACGACAGGAAAATCCGGTTCGATGATTCGCTTTTAGCAAATCCTCGATGGTAACAGCAGAAGCCATGCCGGAATCCAACCAGCGCCGAATATCCTTGCCATATACCCACCGACTACCATTTTTCCACATCTCGCAATCGGCACGATTCGGCTGCATCATGTGTGCGAACTTATCATAAAGTCCTTCTTTGTTAAGCGCCAATGCATTGAGCATCAGGGTCCAATCCCGACAACGACGCTCGCTGTAGTGATTGCCAGCCCAGTGTCGTTGTGTTACATTGTTGGGGCCTATAAGACACACGGGAGTATATAAATCAACTCCCATCTCGTCCGTTGCTTTTAAAAATACCTTCTTATACATGATTTCATATCCCATGAAAGTTTACCTCCTAATCATGCAGCACCTTTCGTACCACACTGAGAACCGTTAGATTCTCCCTTGGTAATTTTTCCAGAAGTCCACGGCCCGGTGTATATGCCTACTTCTCCAAACTGCTCCAGCAAAATATCCTGAATTGCGTCCAGATAATGCCGGTAATGTTGTTTCTGCAGACCGGATAAATCTACATCGCCGTACTCGGACTCCTTCTGAATCAGTTCGACAGCCTCAGCCCATTCGTTATCCTCAACGATGATATAGAACAACTTGTTTTCGAGAATAACCTTTCCGTTTCTGTGGTTAGGCAGCCAAGTCTGATTGGGTTCCTCGAAACTTTGGTAACGGCGCATCATCTCATTTACAAGGTTTGTACGATACTCGTCCAGCAACAACTGGCTTGCATCATCATCGAATTCGAATTCCGGCATCTCCTCATAGGAAATATCCTTCAGCAGCCTTTGCTCAGAATCGTCCTTTTTGGTGTAACAGAGGACATTATCATAGTCTACATAAACAACGCCTTCGTATTTCCCATCGGGACAAATATTACCTCTGCCCATAAAATCAATCCTCCACAATAGTTTCAATTTGCAGAATTCGAGCATAGCAGGAACCGTGATTTCCGTAAATCCCGTAACCGCCATCCTCATATTCCTTGCTTTCATCTTCCGTAACGTCACAGACATCCTGTACACCGGGCATAGACTCCGCATGAAGAAAATCAACAGCCTTATCTACCGCGTCACAGGAGTTTAATGCACGCACAATGACATTCATAGGCCATGCAAGCCCACTATCGACAGTTACCTTGTAGATATTGTTGCCATCCCACGCATCGCCATTGGCAAGGTAAAGGTTTTCACCGAAATACCATCCGTTGGCATACGGATAAATGGTCTCAAGGTCAAAATGCTTAGCAATTTCGCCAAGCCGTCCTTCCTGCATCACAAGACCATGACTGTCCTGCAAATTGGTAAAGGACGAAATTCGTTTCAGCACGGCATTCTCGGAATGCATATCACGGATAGTCTCTTTGATAACCTCATCAATTTCATCCCATGTACTGGCATCCACGATGAATACGGCGTTATCGCTGTACTCAAGTACCCAAATAGTGTGATTTTCTTTCTTTACATCCTTCGTGGGAAGGAAAACGACATTGTTGATTTTAAAAGTGTCATTACAAACAGAAATCGGCATACTCATAAAATTACGCTCCTTTTTACTTGTTTGACAACAAAAATACCGCCACCTCTTACGAGATAGCGGTATATCGATTTTGAATTTTTGCTGCCTTTTATTTATCGGATATACTTAGTATATTGACTTTGCAGCAAAAGGCAAGAAGACTGCGCTGCAGGCTTATCTTGCGAACAGCTTTTTCACCATACTGGCAGCATTATCGCCTTCTGCCGAACCCTCTAACTTACTGGCAACGAAATCAACGACAGCCATTGCCATCCAATTTTCGGTTCCGTACATTTCAAATGCTTCTTTGCGTGCATCACAATAGGTGAACGCAACAGCGTTATTCAGAATCGCCATGCCCAGAACTTCATTGACATCGTCTGTCGTGTAATTACGCAAAAATGTCTCTAAATCCGACATTTCTTCGTCTGCCGTCTCCTTGATATTGTTTTCGAGCCAACGTTTCGAAATGGCTACGGTTTCCTCTACACTTTCATAGTCTTCATCGACGCAGCGGGTCAGAAATACGGCCTCATCCGGACCAAGATTTTCATCCTCACTACACGAACTTGTCACGGACTTTTTGAAAAGCTCAGGAACTTTCTCCGTTCCCATTTCGCCGATGATGTACTGTTTGGCGTCGTCAAAACTCGAAAAAGACTTGTAAGAGCTCACATACTCCAAAGACCTAAACTTGTTCTCAGCTATATCGATAATAGCTTCTGACAAGGAGGTTTTTTGGGGATGTTTTTCATCCTCAAGGGAAAGAAGCAGCAGTTTACGCAGTTCTCGGATATCGAGCGCATCAAGGTTTACGAATTCATGAACCGCCATAAAATCATGGTCAGTGATTTTGGTGATGGCATAAAATTCGAACTCTTCTGTACCGAATTGACGACGGCACTCAAAATTGTCCGCATCAATCAAATACCACCGGGTAGCCTCGCGTTCTACCTTACACAGTGCTTCCGAGAGCTCCAACAGCATACGCTTGATGGCATCTGCATCATCAAGAAGCTCCCGGCGCACCAGACATACCGAGGTTTTCTTTTGCGTGCTCTTCCGGGTCAAAGTCATTCGCGTAATCAAATACCTCATCACAGAAATTCAGTTTTGGAACGGTGAAATAGAAATCTTCACCAGCAGGACTGCCCTGACTTAATTCAACGGTATCGTTGTCATCATAAGACACAGACCAACCAAGTTCCTCCCATTTTTCCTCAAACTGATACAAAAACATATTTTATCCCCTTTCCAACAAAAAACCGCCATCTCTCACGAGATAGCGGTATATCGATTTTGAATTTTTACTGTTTTTTATCTATCGGATATACTTAGTATATCGATTTTGCAGCAAAAGGCAAGGTGATTACAAAAAAGCTTTTCACATCCCGATTTTCTCAAGATACGGGATAGCGGCACGCATCCTTTCGCACTCCCAACTTCTGCGGGGGTTGCGTTCGTGCTTCTTGATGAACTCCTTCATCTCGGCGGAGGTTTCGGCACCCAGCCCGATGGCGGCTAAGATTTCCCTTGCACCGTCACACTTCATGGCTTTCAGGGTATCCGACTCAATTTCGCGTCCGCCCTCAAACGGCTGCATAAATTTGAGTCTGCAGAACGGGAGGTAACCTTCCGGTGCATTATCGCCGATATTCCAAATGATATAGCCGAGAGGCGGTTCCGTTACGACTTCGTAGGTATCGCATACGCCAAGCGTAGTAGTATGATGGATTTTCATTGTGTTGCTCCCTTTCTTTACAAGTTAAGTGTGACAGGACGTTCGCTCAATTCATATTTCTTGGTCTCAACGCCAGAAATCCTGAACATGTGACGCGCCGCAATATTATTATTGGAATTTTTGTACTTATCGTCCAGATAGACAATACGCTTGATTCCGCTTTGAATGATTGCTTTTGCGCATTCATTGCACGGGAAGAGCGTCACATATATCGTGGAACCGTGGAGGTCCTTGCCAGCATTGAGAATCGCGTTCAGCTCAGAATGACAGACATACATGTACTTGGTATCAAGGTCGTCGCCTTCCCTGCCCCAAGGCATGATATCGTCGTCGCAGCCAATCGGCATACCGTTGTATCCCAGTGACAGGATTTTATTGTCACGCACAATGCATGCGCCTACCTGACTGTTGGGGTCTTTACTGCGCATTGCAGATAACATAGCAATACCCATAAAGTATTCATCCCATGAGATATAATCTTTCCGTTTTTCACTCATGTATTTACTCCTCTTCTTCTTTGATGACCTTATACCGGCTTTCAATCTGATAATCATCGCCGTCCCAGCAACGAACCACAAAATCGAAGTCATCCGGGTCTTCATCGACCGCAAAGAACACGCTCTCTGCACTGCCGTTATTTTCCCGGTTGCTTAAATTCAGTTCCTGCGCGGCCGCAAAAGCATTCAGCTCTGCTGCCATATATGCCATATCCTCTGTCGGATAGGATTCGGACAGGAATTCATCCTCGGATTTATGTGCGTTGTTGTAATAGTATCCGCGTTTCAAAATCTTATACATTCTTCATACTCCTTTGTGTTTAGGGTGAAAGATTACTCACCAGCATGAGCAAGCGGGTTTTAGGCACTAAACCTCCGAAATGTGAATTGCGCCTTTCGCGGCCTCGACACATTCATCGAAGTGATTTTCAATGTATTGGGCAATCGCGTCAAGTCGGACATTTAGCGATGTTTGATTGAACGATGTTCCGGTTTTGCTTTTGAACGAATGCTCTGCTTTGCGATATACTTCGTGTAGATATTCGTCAATCGCTTCCAGTTTTTTCACGTCGTTCTGAGCATTATGCAGCAGATAAGTTTTGTTGCCTACCTTGATAAGCAAGCTACTTTCTCCTACAACATCTCCATACACGCTACAAGCAACATACCCGATTTTTGCATCAACGGGTAAACTGTTCCAAGTACGGAATGTCGTATCTGGCTGAAAATCGCCTCTTCCGCCATTGTACTCCCACTCAACAAATTCACGAACTGTGAGCAGAAAACCATCATTATTGAGAACAAGCATAGCGATACCTCACACCTTGTAAATCCATGAGCCGACCCGTACAACATCACATTCGTAGCCCCAGAAAAGCTTTCGCATTCCTCTTACGCTGCCACTGATGTGAATAGATGGATTGTTTTGGATATACTTGCTGGATTTACCCGTTCGCTGTTCATATTCTTTGCGCGAACGATAATAATGCCCTGTCGTTTTCATGTTGCACCTTTCAATCTACTAAGTAGCCATTTTTAGCGTATTGTTTAAACGCATCATCCAACTGCATATTGAAACGCTCGCCGATGTCAGCGTCCTTGAATTTACGGATTTTGGCGAGAGCCTTGGCGTAATTGATGTCATACCCCTCTCCATAGTGCCACAAAGCGGGATGATTTCCACCCCAATTCATAGAACCGTTATTGAACGCCAAACATTCGTGTAAAGGAAAATCACGCGTATTATGCACGATATTAAAGCAGCTTAAAAAACTGCCGCCATTGGAAAAACCGGTTGATTCACGCATCGTAAAAAGACCGTTCGCTGGCACATAACAATTAACTGAGTTATAGCCTCGTTCTCCGTCTTGATTCCAAGTTTCGATGGTAATAAGTACGCCGGAATCCAGATTCGCCCATACATCAAAGATATTGTCTTTATCAATGTCTTCTTTGTATTCATGTGCAAAACCGAGCTCCTGTAAAATACGAGTCAGTTCCTCATACGGAACAGCCTCTACTTCACCAGTTTTTTCGTTGTATTCCTCGTAGAAGTCATAAGGAACATTCTTCATCGTGGCGAGAATGCAGTTTTCTCTGTTTTCAAAGGAAACCACTTTGCCATATCCTACATGAAGGCTCTTCCAATTTTTGATGATAATAACCTTCCCGTACTCGTTATAGGAAATGAGCTTACCATTCTTTTTGGACCTCCGGATACGGTAGACATTATCTGCGCTGATTCCGCTCAGGTCAATAGTATCGTTCATATTCATAAATCTTGCCTCATTTCACTTTTTGTCAAGTTGTAGATACAACCGTTTGAATTTTCTCGGCAATCATAGTTGCCATACGCTTTGCTTCTTTTTCCGCACATGCGTCCCAGACCTCAAAATACTGGTAACCATAATAGCGACCATGAATTTCGGAATCACTCCCGCTTTGGTGGAACCAGATAGCTGAACCTTTTTTATCTTGCATTGCCTGCCGCACAGCGACCACAAAGTTCGTTGCATCAGCATCCCAGAAGGGCCGCTCATAATTGAAGTCAATGCCCCAACCGTGGCAAGAATCTGGCTTGTGAATTCTAATAGGAGAAATAGCTGTCATTTTCAATTCATTCCTTTCGCAAAAAATAGCGGCCATCTCTGACGAGATGGTCGCAATGTAACTTGATTTTAAATTAAGATAATAGAAGCTAACAAATAGCGCTTTTTATTTATCTTAGTGCTTTTATTGTAGCTACTTTGCAGCAGTTTGCAAGAACGGTGTCGTCTTCTTAAGCATGTTCAGGCAACCACTGCTGCGGGTAGGCTCGAAGTTTGTTGCGTGGCACGCAATCGTTCAGAGCGGAGTTTTCAGCGAGCGCCATGTCGATGATGTAATAATCATCACCATTGCGCATCACATCAATACTCCACTGTCCTACCAGTTCGACAGCAGGAAGAATCTTCTTGATTTCATCCAAAATCACCCTAACACTGTCATCATATCGAGACTGCAGGATATCCTCGTGCATCTGATAGATGACATAATCGTGGCGTTCCTGCGGCGTACTTGCGTTCTTGAACTTACCCTTCATCACATCGGCACGCCAATAAGGACTGATACCCAGCACCTCATCAGCGTCGAAATCGACGAATACGCGGTACTCAGTATGCAGCGGCAAACCGTTGTAGATGGTCGGGTTGTGTTCCTTGTCCTTGATATATTCCCTGAGCACCCACTCGTTTGTGGTATTTGCACCATAGAAGCAGGTATTGTTCAACGGCGAAGCCATAGAACAGGTCAGATGATTCAGGAACAGGAAATACTCGCCCATCTCATTGATTTCCTTTGGGTCATGGATATGAGCGTTGCGAAACTCATACTTGGAAGAATAAGTTCCGGTCTTGATGAAGTAATCCTCGTGCTCATCCAGCTTGAATATCCGCTTGCAATAACGGTTCACGATTTCCTTGGTTACGGGATTCAGGGTTTCAAAACCAAGGCGAGTGAGCTGCAGCATCGGCAGCGGAACACGCAAAATCTTGGTATCAGGAATCCTGAAGAATTTGTTCCCGTACAACGCTTTTGCCAGCGGCGGAAGCCAGAATCCCATCGTGTTGGGATTCATTTCGAGCATCTGGTAGGTGAAGTCGTCGAGGTCAAGAATATCAAGACCCTGACGGAACTGGTTGTAGTAGAACTTTTTCATGCGGTCATCGCGTGCATCCTTGTACTCGGCGTAATTCTGAAGCAGAATCTTATACGACGGCTCCGAAATATCGACCTTCACGAGATTTCCTGTCAGCTGAGGTCTGAGCTCTTCCGGGTATTTTTTCAGGTCATTGTTCGTTACCGGCACAGCGTATCGAGATGCTGCATAGTTTACATAATATCCGCCGCGTTTTTCATTGTAGATGTACAGGCGAGTACCATCTGTTAACTCACCTACGATACGGTCAATGAGCGTTTCAAGGTCCCGTGTAAACGGCACCCTCTTGTCAAGCATAGCCTTGACAGTGGCAGTGTTCCACTGCAAGAGGTTTTCGGGCAGATTTCCGCTGTCCAGTACCTGCCTTTTATAAGTGCTCTCAAACGTTTCGAGTGCCTCGGGGCTGGTTTTCAGCATTGCGGCAAGTTCTTCGTAGGAAAACGATTTATCTTCCCTTTTGGTCATCATTTTACCGATTTTGGCAATCATATTTTTGATTTCCTCCTTTTTGGGAATCAGGTGTTTGCAAAATTCGGATTCTTCCAAATCAACTTATTCCCGTAATAGACTTCGGGAATGTACTTGATGGGAATTCTGCGATTGTCTTCGAGTTGCGAATCGTTGTTCGCGATAAACTCCTCGATGCGATTTTCTTCACTGCACGGGGTGATGTTGCAAGTCGAGAAACCTCCACCGTACAGGATATCACTGTTCATCATACCTTTGACCGGATACTTTACTTCGGTCGTTTTACCGTTGATGTTCAGGACAAGGCGAACGGTTTTGTATTGCTTAGCAAGTTCCACAAGAAGCCTGAACATGATTTCCTGAGTGTTCGGACTATTGTACTTTCTCATATACTCTTCCGTCAACTCTTCCACCACAGCCAATGTAATCCCGTATAGGCGTCCAGACCGCCCGGAATTTGCCTTTTTGATTTTCTCCATCGTCCGTTCAGCCCAGCCGGTGGGATTAGCAAGATAATCCACTACCAGTTCATCGGCATTTGTGGATGTCAGGCCAAAGCAAGACCCGTTTCCAATCTCATCGACAATGCTGTCAATAGGGCTGCGATAATTCTTATACCCCTTTATTATGCGACAGAAAGCGTTCTGTCGTGCTATCTTGTCGTAATAACCGCCCTTGAGAATTTTCTTCTTGTCTTCTTCCATCACATTCTCTCGGAACATATCGAATAGTTTCTGTGCCATTTCCTCTATGACAGAATCCGAGGTAAAAGAAGAACGGCAGAAAATCGTTTTGAAGTCCTGTGTTTCATTGACAGTTTTGGCATTGTCGACAACGAGGCAAAGGAAGCGTATCTCCTGATTGAATGTTACGGGTTTCTTTTCCAAGGTTCCATAAAACCGCTGCCCGTACAGAACATCTACCTTGTGCTCACCATAGGCGAGCGGTATGCGCATAAAACGGTAGTAATACTCGGACAGCTCACCGGAATCAAGAATGATATTGCCTTCGAACGAAGGAACGCCGAACTCGAGGAACGTTTTGAATCCCTCGCGGTTGATATTGTTTGCCATGATATTTTTCCTCCCAAATACTTACTTCGTTAAGCCCTCGAATTTCAGATTTTTCCAGAGCACATGTCTTTTGTTCTTTCCTGAGTCAGGTTTCTTAAAGACTCATTCACTTCTATCTGCTAAAGATAGAAACGACCTTTCATCCCACGGTTAAAACCGTGGGTTTTCCCGGTCTACTTTTATAAAAAAACATCGCCATAAGAAATGGCGATGTCTCGATTTTGAATTGGTTTTTAAGTTTTTATTTTTTGGATAAATTCAGTATACTCACTTTGCAGCAAACTGCAACAAAAAAGCCACCCGCAACGAGTACGGATGGCAAATAGTATTAGTTGTTGGAAGTCTCCGTGAACGACTCAATGATTCTTCCGTTTCGCTTGATAGCAGAATAAACGATATCTGCTACATCATACGAAATGCTGGAATCATCAGCATCGAAGTCGAGAGTGTCTCGCTGACCCTGATTGGTAATAATAGCATAGGTCTTATCTACGCCGTCAGCAACATACCGCAGAGCTTCTTTTTTTGCTTTTTCGAGGTCGTCAACCAGATACCGGTCTTCATCATAATAGCCGCGTGCTTTATCGTAGACATTTGAGTAGCATGTAGGATATTCGTCCTTGTCAACGATGACGCCAACGTCTACAAGATATGCGTTACTCATTTTCCTGCACCTCATTCCTCAATTACATGAACCATATACGAAACAGGTCCACTGAGCGCAGGGTCATTTTCGACAGTCATCGCCCAATCGTCGAAGAACGTGTCATCGTTGCAATAGCAGCTAATTTCCTTCTCATCAGAGTCGTACCAACGAGCCTGCGTCCAAGGGGTACCTTCAGGGTCATCGGCATGGGATTCCGGAGGGCAGCAAAGCATGATGTCTACATTTGTGCCGTTACGGAACCGGATATTGATGGAATGAGTTTCGTCTGCATCCCAGTCCAAATCTTTTCCGGAGAGCAAATCATTGATGACCTTTGTATCTTTGCGGTTGACTTTGACAGTTGCCTCATAAACAAGGCCAAAGCCGAAATGACAGAAACCGGTTTCATCGGAAAGATAATCACCGATAGCGTTAACGTCATCATGTACCTTATCAGGAATTACCATCTGGTTCGGAAGGTCTACTTCCTCGCCGTCGGTATCCCATTTGATGTTGGTAGCAATGCGTTTGCTCTCGAAAATGGTATCATGATGAGTTTCCCGCGAATAATGAATACGCTCAGAATCAACACATACGGCGTTGGTATCCGTTTCAAAATAGCCTTCCTGTTCGCATTGGTAGCTGATGCTCAGAATACCTTCTACGCGCTTCTCAACCAAGTCGGGAATGGACAGTTCAATCATATCATGCGTGATATACCTAACATAAGTTTTGAACGCGGCGACTGCATCGGAAAAATTGTCGCGGCAAATATCCGTCGTCACAGTAAAGTTCAGGTTCTTCTGAGTGTCAGTAGAAAAGATGTTGTAGGCAAACACTACATCTACGGAAAACTTATAAGTGTTCTTTTTCATAAAAATTTCTCCCTTTGTTAGGACACGCCAAGCATCATCGCATTGATAGTCATGGCTAGTTTTTTGATTTTCTAAAAAACGGTTCAAGTCATAAAATTCCAGTTATTGCCCAACCATTCATACCAGCCTGTGGTGGAGGAGGGACGATTTTTGCTGTCCGCGCAGATATGATTCAGCAGCATTGCCAAGTTAAACCTATCCAATGTCCGAATCATTTCGAGATTTGTCTTATCAGACTGCACGATTGTCATGTCAACGTCGGTTTTCGTCTTGATGTACGACACAGCGTCGCCCATCGTTTTGAAAAAAATTCCGCAGACCGGGGAAAAGTATCCAATCTCGATGGAAAGCTCTGCCAAAAGACGGTAGCTGTCAGCAGTGTTCGTTCTCTGGAAAAGTTCATCGAACTGAGCGCGAATTTTCTTCTCATCGTTTTTTCCAATGTCATTCAGGTCGAGGATGTATTCCTGAACAATGAACCCATTATTAGATTTCGTGGGAGCATATGCTTTGTAACAGGATGCATCAATCTGTTTCATGACAATCGGAAAGTCATGGGAAGACATGGAATAGAGACGTGCTTTATCGACTTCCTTTTTCAGTTTTTCCAGCAGCTTTTCAAGAACAGCCTTGAGACATTCGGCGTGCTGATGGCAGGAATCCACTTCTGTCTGGAACATACCAGTGTCATCTTTGAGCTGCCCGGTTTCCCAGGCTTTGTCAAAGACGCACTTGAGTTTCTGGAGCTCGGTTGCATCCAAGTTGTCGTATTTTCCAGCCTTCGCTTTAGCCTCAAAAACGGCGATTGCTACACACACTTCGCTGTACGAATCAAGCGCCAACTCAAGGTCCTCCAAGAAGAGTTTCTTGTTGATGTTGATGGAACAATTGATGTCGGTAACGCACAAGGTTACGATTTTTTCTTTTTCTTCGACATCGAATCCCATTTCCCGGCAAATATCCGGGAACTGTTTCAGATACATCATAGTTTCATCTCATACTTTCTCGGCGATATCCTCGCCGTATACTACATTCAGACCAGAACCGTTGTCCCAATGAACCAGCAAAGACGCCGTATCATCTACGCCCCGCCTATTGTCATCATGTCAATTTCCGCCAACGGTATAATATGTGATGTTCGCCCTGTTTTTTCATAAGCAATCAAACAATCGTTTTCGATTTTTACAATATGTGTAGCCAAATCAATTTTATTTTCTTTAAAATCGATAATCGTTTTGCCTGTTGTAATATCCAATTTCATTTTTCATTAAACTCCTTTGCCCTTTGTTCCATTTTTTCAAGATTTAAGTCAATACCCATCTGCTGTGCCTTTTCCGTGGCGCGATATAATGCCGTTGTCACGTTATCAAGGTCTGCTAAAATTGTCCCAATTAACCAGTAATGAGCCGGTATCATCGATGTCGTAAACTGTGCCGAGAGTTCCAATGGGCGGTGCCTGAACATCGTCCATCTTGACAAGCCGAATACGGCAACCGACCGGATACCGCTTTCGAACGGTTTCTACGATTTCTTTACTTGAAAACATCACATCTTTCCTCGCTTCTATTTATTTGACGGGCTGCATGTCTTCGAGTTCAGCACTAAACCGGAACGGTCGCGTACTTTTATCGTAGTTTTTCCACGTGGCCACATAGTCTTTGTCGTACTGCTTTTCAAGCGGCTTTTTATACATTGCATCGCGGACGAGAATCTGCATACCGCCATCCGGTGTGACCGAAACCATATTCACCTCATCAAGCATGTGAGGCAAGATGTTATCGACGTTTTCCACATCACAGATAATGTCATACCGTGTCCCACGCCCCAGACAAACATTCTGGTCGTAGGCATTCGTGACATAGATGTACATCTTTTGGTCGTAGCGTGTTAACGAAAAGATTTCACAAAGCTTCATGTCTGTTACTCCTCCCTGCTGTAATCCTTTGCGCCGGAAATTTCCTTGATGTGCTTCCAGATATTGTTGGCAATTTCCAGACAGGTAGCAAATCGACTGACAGAATGGCCTCGCCAAGTACCGCCGTTGCCGTTGATGCCGTTACGAAGCTTGATGCAGCCACCTCCATTTTCTTTCCAGTCATGCAGGTTGACAGAGTAGTCGTCCAGCAAAATACAGGAAGAATTGATAGTGGATTCGCCAATTGCTTTTGCTGCAGCTTCCGCTTTGCTGATGCCGCACGGAACAAAGATACGGTTTGCCTTGGGAATAGCCGGAAGATAGGTGTCCAGCCATTCGTTTTTTTCGTTGACGGAATACGGATTCTCCGGCATATATGCAGAAAGAATATGAACATCAATTTCCGGATAAGTGCTGTTTAGCCAATTGATGGCATCTACTACTTCCTTGTATGGAGGCAGGTCACGAAAATAGTTTTCTTGTAAAAGTTCCTCAAAACATGCTGCCTGTTTCCAAGTTACCAAAGTCCCATCCATATCCACAAATAGATGGACGGAGGGAGTGTATGTGCTGTTAGTCATATTTTTTTCCTTTCGATTGGAAAAACGCCTTTATTTCTCCGTCGATGCGGCGGGAAACTACTGGGTTATTGACGTTTCACTCTTTTGTGTATTTCATAATGTCAATGTCAAAACGCTTAAAGAAAACGATGTAATCCATAAGCGTATCGACTTGGCATTTTGTCAAAGTATGTGTATCGCCTATGTCTACATAAGCCCGTCCAAACTCAGGGTTTCGCAATGCCGCCCAGCCTCTGTCAAAGAGAAAATCTAAGCAGCGGTCGCTGCCATAGTATCTGAATGCCTGCTCTTTGGTAAGCCCAAAATGGCCTTTTGTGCTGTGGATGATTTTGGCGGCAGTAGAGTTGTGTTCCGCAAAGCCGCAGTCGAACCACTCCCCTTTCGGCGAAATCAGTCCAAACTCAGAATTGAAAAGAGTTTTTGGTTTTTCACCGATAAAAACAAGGTAACGATTCTGTCTACGCAGAACACTCGGTTCATGTGTACCTTTCTTTTTAAGCGCAACATAAATGTAACGCCAAAAGCCGTCTTTATAGGCGACCAAGGGACTGTTGCCCTCAGGAATCTTGCTGGCATCGCAGATATCTGTAATAAACTCCGGTCTTTGCCAAAGCCACATACCGCAGTTGAGAACATCATCTTCTTTCACCTCATGGTAATTGAGAAGATAATCTTCGATGTCGCTGATAGTGTTTTCGATTTCGCCGCTTTTGATTTTTTCAGCAAGTTCAGAATAGCTGCAATTAACGGAAAATGGGTCGAGGTATTTGAATGGGTTACACGCAATATCTGTCTTAATAGCGGCAATAGCGTTGTAACGAGTATGATTTTTTAGTTCTTCATCAATGGTTCGAACGTTTTTGCCGTCATCAACGATTTGGCATTCGTCAATGCCTACGAACTTTTTCCGCCCCTCAATGACATCTTTACAGATGGCTTTTTTCTCTTCGAGAGAAAGCTTATCTGTGTTAAGACAGCACATTAGAAGTTCTTCGGATTTTTTGTAGGGCATTTTTTCGTTCCAGAACCAAGACCGGGCAATATCTGTGAGAAATGCTGAGTCAATGTGAAATTGCATAGAATTCCCTTTCTACCTTACATGGGTATTTACTTGTCGTTTGACGGCACATCTGTGGTGGATGGGGATGGCATGGCAATATAGTCGCCAAAGTTTCGGATACATTGTGCCAAATTATGTTCGAACTTATGCTCAGCTGATGCAGCCGTAAGCAAAGGTTCGGCAATCTTGACATGTTTGGAATTGGTTGCAAGTCCAACAGAAACGCAGTCCTTCGTAAGTTCGCATTTTACTTCCTCCTAACAAAAAAAATCAGCCACCCCGAAACGAGGTGGCTGAAATCAGATTTTTAACAAGATGAACCGAATCGGCTCGGTGTTTCGATTTATCTTATATTGCTAATTATACCTACTTTGCAGCACTGCGCAAGGTTCAGACATGGGTTTGCAGGTAATTCTCGTTTAAGAACGCAAATCCGCAATCCTGACAGGCATCATAAGCAAACCACTGTTTTTCAGCGATATCATACAGATATGCATAGGGAATATAGTTGCTCTTGGTGATATCCAAAAACGCCTTTTTAGCATTCGTGCTGATATCCGGCCCGCCAATAACGGTCTTGTTGATGTGGAGGCGTTCTTTCCGGTCACGATGATAAGCGGTGGTGATACCACTCTTCGGACCTTCGCGGACAGGTTTTTTGAATGTGTGGTATTTTCCCTTGTCAGGGACGAGGCGCTCACGCAACATTGACCGCACCATTGACAAATCACCGAGGTTCACGAGCCCTGTGGCAAGTTCCGGGGTGTTGTAATAGGTAAGCAGCATTCGGCCGAGATAGGACGGGTAGCCATCGGAATGGCAGTAGACATATTTCAGCGTACCATCTTCTTCAATGACACCAATATAACTATGCGTACTCATAGGTTATCTCCTTTTACTCTTTAATCATGGAACAAGAGCTCAATGACGGCGTAGTCTTCGGGGTTCTTGCGAACATCCTCGATAGTGGACTCATCAGGCATGGCGTGCGCATATCCGTTTGTATAGCAGCAAACAGGAGAATCGCTCGTGAACTCACCATTCAGTACCGCAAATGCGTTTTGCAGGCAATAAGCGTTCAGAGGCTTCTTCATCGTATCTTCCAGAAACTTTCTGGAAAGGACGCTGCCATCCACATGCACGAGCTTGGTGAGATACTCTGCGCAATCGACGAGTTGCTGAGGGATGCTTTCTGCAAACTTCACGATTTTCTCGGGTTCAGCGTAGCCGAAAATCAAGGAATCCTCGCCGTCACAGGAACTCTCACTGCCCTCATCAGGGATGTAGTAATCATTGATGACGTTTCCGTTGTTTTCATCATCAGCAAGAGTTCCGGATATATGCTTGGCCCATGCGTAATAAAAGGCTTCTTTCAGAACATCATAGTCCGAGTCGTGCATCAGAGCAACGAGCGCTGCCGGATTACACATGGCAGAAGCAACAGCTTCCTTCGTGACACCCGTCTCGCAGGCTTTGGTGGAACCAAACTTCTCAACGAACTTTTGTGCGGTGGGAATAAGTTCATTCTCCTCGCAGTACGAGGGGGTGTAGCCGTTCAGAAAAACATCGGCAGCATCAAGGAAGATGCCATGCAGGATGGTCTTCATGTCATCCGAATTGTTGAAGTAAAGATTGCGAATGTTAATAAGCATCTTAGAATAAAAACCGCTCATAATTGTCTCCTTTTTATTGCGTAATTTTGATAAAGGCGTGATAAACAGCGCCTTTAAAACAAAGCTTCCAATGATTGGCGAAGGTGTAGCTGATAGGACTTTGGGCAATGATTTTTTCACTGTCTTTCTCTGTCAACACAGCTTCACCCCAAGCCTTACCTTTACCGTCACCTGTATATGTGATGGTCATGACAGAACCGTCCTTGAAGAGGACCTTATTGGAAAAAATCACTCCGGTGGAACCACCAAGAGCTTCTTCACCATACAAGGCTTTTCTGATGGCTCTGTACTCGGTAGGATACATATTTACCGTTTCCACAAAGTCACGAGAAAAACCTTCGCGGAGCTCGTAAATTCTGGAAACGAACAAAATTGCGTCTTCGATTTCCTTGACACTTCCGGCTCCCTTGGTACATTTCTCGGTGATTCCTGCATGGGATTCATCCTCAAAGATACTGCAAGCACAGACATAATGAGGATTTGTCTTGCTTACCTGAACGAATTGTAACCGAATCGTTTGGTTCGGATAGGCATTGTCGATTGGGAAATCAAGCGGCATCGAACTGAAATAGGTATCGTTCGGAACATCGCCATTACCATCCCAACGCGCAGGGTTGCGCAGCTCAAGGAAATTGGCAGCAATATCTCGCGCAAGGGAAGGAACCATACCGCAGATTTCATCTACGTGTGTGATATCCTCCTCAATGGCATCGATGGCCTTCGATAATGCCGGTACAAAGTAATAACCGAGATTGAGAAAAAACCGAGTCTTAACGACAAGGTTATCCATCAAACTTGGGTCATCCATGTACTTCTTGGCGACACAGGAAGCAATTTCGGTACTACCGGGTACATTTGCTGAACGGGTAATGAAATCATTGACATCGTTTTCGTCGGTAAGCCGCTCCTGCAGCTTTGCAAGCGAAGCCAATTCTTCATAAGAGAGGAATGCGGTACCGCTCTGTAAACTGAGATTCTGCAAGACTACGGATTTTTTATTAAGTTTTGTTATCATTTTAACCTCGCTTTACGCTTTTGGCGGTTGCACAAATTACCATCAAACCAGCGGCAAGTGCATCGCCTGCAGTTTCTGTGATTTCTTCCAGTGTGTTGCAAAATTCATCACCGGGAGCTTTCCACGATTGTGGGTTTTTGGTGACGAATCTGTCATCATAGACATGGATAAGAAGCGCTGTTTCGATGTTGTGAATGGATTCTGTATCTCCCCTGTTCAGTGCGATTTCCTTTGCTTTCGCAATGGCTTCTTCGCGCTGATTGGCAGCATAGTATCTGCTGCTGGGAATGTTGGAATTGTAATAATCCTCAATCATCAGAGCGGAACCGCCGTGATTGCAGCCAAGGCCGAAGGTCATAATGACATACATCGGCTCGGTCGTCTCCTCGTACAACTTTCCGTCGCAAATCAGGAAACGGTCAGCCTTGCTCTGAATGTACGCCTTGATTTGCTCGACATCTGTGTTGAAATTACTGATTTCGTAACGGTTTGGTTCCAGATAGCAAGCAAGAAATTCAGGCGTACACGGAGCTAAATCAAGCCAACTCTTACCGGCATAATAGCGACTGGCACGGCTTAACTTCCATAGAGACCCTTCATTGGAGAAGATTACATCGTTTTCGATGTGGGGAGTTTCTTCCCAGATATATTGTTCCACGCCGAAAGCCGGAACCATTTTTCCGATAGGAGCCTCACGCACCGTAACGGTACAAATACCTTTGACTTCACGTGTCCGATACTTTCTGCACCGTGGAGTGGGCAGATACTTTTCGATATATTCGAACTTTACATTGATGTTCATAAAAAACCTCCTGTTATTCGTCACCGAAAATATCGGCAAGGCGTTTCAGAATAGAATGACTTCTCTCAGCTGCATTTGCGTAGTCCTGCCCCATAGCAGATTCAATCGAAAAGTATCGATGCTGTTCCTTGAGCATTGCAACAACAGAAGCTCGATAAGCATCATGAAGCAGGTTTTCTGCAACAGTCTGGATGCTTTCTGTGCCTTCATTGTCTTGGTACTCATAGGGGTCGATATCGAATGCTAAACGGTCAAGCTCGTAAGCAATAGAGAGGAAAGTCTCAAATGGCGTATTCTTGACCTTTTCCGGCAGCTCATATTCGCCATCAAAAACATTTCCGATGACGACAAGGTTTCCGCATTCAGACAAAGGAATTGAAGCCGGAATCAGGTACGAATCATTGTCCCTGTCAGGACTATGCGAAGCATCAGCCTTAACGGTGACCATATAGGCGGCAAGGGTTTCACTGTAGAAAACATTTCCCTTGCACGGAACATCGCTTGCGTTGATATTTGCCACATAGGTAATGATGTCATTTTCGAAAATTTTTCCGCCGTACTTATCGTTTTTTCCGGTATACTGGCAGACAGTTTCAGCATAGACAGGAAACTTCTGGATTTCAGGGTCCTGCTGATAGATGATGGCAAAATCACCACCATTGTTCTGCGGGAAAATACCGCCAAATACCCAGTTGCTGGGAATGGGAGTGCCACTCATAGTGACCTTCTCTCCCTTTTTGCGTGTCTGACCACGGAATAAGATGTTTTTACTCATGATTATACTTCCTCGTATTATAAAGTAGTAGTTATTAGAGTCCCTCTCCAAGGACAAAATGCTACAATAGACAAGGTGCTGTG